GTAACTATTACTTCTCTTGTTGGCCAAAAAGTTACTAATAATATAACTACGATTAAACTTGTTATAATATATTCTATTTTTTGTTCTTCTAATTTCATTTAATTATACCTTTCCAATCTATACTGGATCTTACGAAAAAAAACTATAAAAGTCAAGCGTTTTTTATTTTTATTTTTAATTCTCGTAATAAAAGATTCATCCGTTCTAATTTAGGATGTTCGGGATTGTTTTCTAATAACTTATCTCTTGTATTCTTTAACTTACCATATGCCTTTCTATAATCTGATTGTGAAATACCTTTCATACTTCGTCTATAATATAGATGTTGTAATGCTTCATCTTCTGCTTCTGCCCCACGAACACCAGCAACTGCTGTTATTTGTTCTACTTCACCAACATATTCTTCACCAATATCTGTAATTTCATTCCAAACCGTATTATCCCACATAGCATCTAAATCTAATTCTAAATCTAAATCCATATTAGCTATTTCAATTTTTTCAAGACTATCTAATCGTGCCTGTTCTTTTGCTTTTTCGGCCAGTACAATAGCAAATGTTGAATCTTCCCAAGCATCTGCTAACGAATCACATTCAGATAACCATTCACCATAATTTTTCCAAGCGGGTAATCCAGCATAATTTCTAACTTCTGTATCATCACAAGGTCGGCCTCTCCACATTCCATTACCTTCACCATCCCCATATCTTGTTTGACTATAACTTAATTGGATGTTCAGACAAATAAAAATTATTGGGATTATAGGTAAAATACCAAATCTCATTATTCATTCTCCTATGGTATAAGTTAGTTCCATCAAATTGCCATTCATTATCTTCATCGGGAATTCCCAACTCGTAAGTAATAATGACATTTCTTGTACGACCTAAAACAGAAAGTGGACTTACGGGCCAACTTTCCATTCCTGTTAATTCTAATTGTTCTTCAGCATACTGTTCTAATTCTTCCCAAATCTGATATGTAAATCTTTTCTCAAATCTGAGTTCTTCCAATTCAATCCTTCTTTCAAATCTTGGTACAGCAACTGCACTCATAATACCAATCAAAAGAATTACTATAACCAATTCAATCATAGTATATCCTTTGTTCATTAAAGTTCTCCTATTACATATTCCTCGTATGATGGACTATCAGGGTCTAAATCAGTAACTATCATTCTATTAGTTACCCACCCATGTTCGCTCGTATCGTTTTCTATATAATAAGTATATGGATTGTTATTTGTATTATATGGTAAATCACCACTAAATAGCATATCTGGTGTTCTACCATCACTTAGTATGATTTCTCGGTATGTGGAATCGAGAAGTGAGTTTTCAGGCTCTGTCGGAAATCCATCTAAATCACTATCGTAATGATATTGAATAAAAGTATCTCTAATGATATGCATATTGGATATGTTTATCTGTGATTGAGAGTTATTAATCAGCAAGTTATAAGTGGGGATAGTAGTAAATGCTAAAATCCCCACTAAAACTATTGTGATTACTAACTCAACCAAAGTGAATCCGGCAGAGTTATTCATGAGTGACTATTCGGCTAAATCTTCTCTGTCGCCAAGAGTTCCAACTGACGCGTCATCGCCTGCTTGAGTTCCCTTGTCGTAATCCCAACCAAATCGGCTATTGTCTTTTCTCTGATGAGTGATTTGTAATGAAGTAGTATTATATGTCCACTCTCCATCTACATTTGCATCATCAGTATCTTCAGTATATCCACTCGGTTTTCTGTCCAGAGTTTCCCAAGGGTTATCTGGCCAACTTCTACGACCATTATCCAACAATTGTTCGGTAGCGTAAACTTCTAAACCTGCGTCAATTTGTCCTATGACTGCATTTTCAGCTGCTTCTTCTGCCTTATCAATCGTTGAGGCGTATTTTGGAATTGCCACTGCGGCGAGAATACCTAAAATAATCATAACCATGATAAGTTCAATCAATGTGAAACCATCTTGTATTTTTGATCTTTTAAACATCTTATTCTCCTTTCTTCCGTATATTACGGAGTTAGTGTTTTATGTAATTCACTTGGATTTTCAACATCTGCTACGATAATAACAGGTGCTTGAGCGGAAGTACCACTTCCACTTCCTGGTATAACAAGGTAAATGTAAGCACCATCCTGAAAGGGTGATTTAATACCTGAGTTACCAAAGTTCTTTACAAAGTCAGCTGCACCATCTGTATCAAATAGAACATCTACTTGGTGTGTCTGTCCTGCAAAACTCATCCAATCGCCTGCGAGTGCATCTTCATCATCTACTGCTGGTGAAAAGACATATACGAAGTCTGAGTTATCAGATTCATAAGTTCCGATATCATCAAGAACATCTTCTACATATGTTTCAAGTGCTTGGTCTGTAGTTTGATTTTCAGCAAGTGTTACACCACCTACTTCTGAATCATACTTAGATTGTCCAGGAAATCTTCCTTTACCTTCTTCAGATACTGCTTGGTTATAATAATTGTTAGCCACGGTTAAGATTTTATCAATGTTATTCATTGTTTTTTTCTGTTTAGCACCATCACCGACACTACCAAATTTGGGTGCAGCGGTAGTGGCTAATGTAGCCATCATTGCGGTAGTAACAGCAAATTCAGCAAGTGAATTTCCTTTATTACTCTTTATTTTCTTCATTAGGTTTATGAACATTTCATTCTCCTTAACTTTTATTTTGTTTGACTCCATCCAATTGATGTCGTCTATCTACCTATATACTACAAAAACCGTACCAAAGTACCCCATTTTTGAAACTTTTTTTATTTATTTTTTAAGTGTCTATATTTGTGAACTTATAGGGGCACAAAAAAACCCCATTAAAAAAATGAGGTTTTTATTTTTAGAAGTTTTTTAATTAATGTAACATATTGGTTCTCTCAAAATGTTACACTTGTTTCATATTGTTACAAGAATGATCCCGTATTTGCAGTATCAATCTGTCCTGTATTCTGAAATTCAGACATAAGTTGTGTATTATATTTCTTCATAAGATTTACAATACGAGTAATATGTTGAGTTTTAGAACCAGTCATTTCACGAATGAGAATATACAAAGCTTTTTTATTAAAGTTTTCTATGTTTTGTCGGCGTCGAAACATTTCTAATACGGCATCAGCTACAAGAATATCCTTTTGTCGTCTAAAAATGTTGGAAAGATTTTCTTCCCAATACTCTAACATTTGATCTACATATTCTCTATTAAATTCTGCAATTTCATATCTATCCTGTGCCTCACGAATATTATTCCCATAGTCAAGAACATCCATTTTATAATGAATCTTATAATTCTTATAATTCTTATTATTATGAAGAATCAAATAGTTCTTTGCAACAATACTGAAATATGAAAAGGCCTTTCCTTTACCTTCCTTAAATTTATGCATATTCATAACAAGAAATGAAACCACTTCGTGTTTTACTTGTTCTGATGGAACATCAAAATAATAAAACTTAAATGTATGAATTATATTTTCTGCTAATTTATCAAACGGATATGATATATGTTCTTTATAAATTGTATTCTTTAATGCAGCATCATCTGTTTTATTATATCTAATAATAGCATTTTCAGTTGTTTGGTTAAAATAATAATGTTTGGTTTTTTTCTTTTTCTTTACTGGTGTTGCGGTCTTACTCACTTATTTCCTCGCTTTCTACAAAGTTATCTAATTCACTAATTATATCTTTAATTCCATCAAATATAGAACCTATTTCATCATCTGATTCAAAATGTCCAGTTGAATCTATATCACTTAAATCACTCTGAACTTGACTAACTCTATCACTAAAATCTTCCATCCATGTTTCAAGTAATTCTGTTTTTCTTGTTAAATTCCAAATTACATATCCTTCTGCAAGAACAAGTAATCCTAATACTATTTCTATAATCATGATTTATCTCCAAACAACTCATCAAATAAGTCTTTATGTTTATCTTCTAAAACTGGATCTTCGTGTTCCTGTGGAACACCGTTCTGTTTATCTTTTGCTACAGTAACATTTTTTATGTTTTCTATCTTACTTTCCATTTCTTCTTTCTCATCTTCATCACCACGTTTCCATTCATCAAATTCTACTGTTGATGCCATATGGTCTGCCCAATGGATAATTAATGGTAAATGATTTTTAAGTGAACGACTTGAATCATATACTTTCAAATAATATTGAGATGAGTCATCATATAATCCATCAGCGAGTTTAATTGCAAGAGTTTCATTCACATTACACTTAACACCAAAATGTTGTAATAGAAAAAGTGCCCTATCTGGAACTCTCATACTTGGTATATCTGTATTATGTGTATAGACTTCACCGAGAGTTTTACGCCTCCAATCATTATCTTGTGGAACATAATACTCATCATTTAAATCACCAACTTTGCCTAAGTCGTGATGTAAAGCAGAAAAAACAAGTTCTTCATTTGTCCAATTCTTATGTCCACCTGCGGCCTCATAAGTGTCTGACATTTTTTGTGCTGTATCTACAACATGAAGAACGTGCTCTACATAACCACCAACATGACAATAATGGAATTCTTCTTTACCAGAGGCAGGTGCCATTATCATCCTGTCCTCAAGATCATGGTACATTTTAAGAAGATTTTCGCGTCGTTCGCTTCCATCTTCAAATGTATCCTTTATAACCTGTATTAATTTATCCCAATTTTCCTTTAATTGGGTTTCACTTAATTGTTTCATTTATAACCTCTTATTTTATATTTTTTTTATTTTTGATTCTCTAACTTTCATTCTATGTTTATATGAACCTTCCGTCTGAACTATCGTACATTCCTTTCCTTCAATACTTTCTATTTGGTATGCAGATTCTCTTGATCCAAATCCAACTATTAAAACGTGAACCCAATCACCTACCTTAAATTCAGATTTGTCTGGCATTTAAACTCCTTTAGTTATTATTTATTAATTTAATATTGTCTGTCCAATTCATTTTAAATATATGAACATCCTCATACTTATATGGACTTACATTTGTAGACTCCAAAATGTCAACATAGTTAACAAACTTTGGATTCATTGTATCTCTGACATGATATACACCATCTTTATGTCCATCTGGTGTTCCTTTAATAAGAATGAAATCTCCATAATGAAATGGCCCACCCCATCTCTTTAAAAGATTACGAGATAGTGCTACATATTTGTAATCACTTGCTTTACTAATACGAATACGAGTTCCATCTGCTGTAATATTTGGTGTACTATCTGTTTCACGAACATTTGGTCTATACATTGTTACATCAACCTCTACACCATATTTGTAAAACTCACTTAAATCATTATGTAGTTTTTCATTATCTATCAATAGTTTATCAACTTCATTTGTGTAAAAACCACCCTGTTGCTTAAACATATTTACAGATACAAATCCATTTAATAATGTTATTAGGACAACACCCGCGATTGCCTTATTTGTGGATATCATATTATTTTCCTTTCGAATTACTCTTGATCTTACGAAATAAATTCATAGAAATCAAGTCTTTTCTCGCTTAAAAAATACAAAGATGGGTTCATATTTAAGATATGTTCCACCTACTTTCACCGAGTTTTTAACATTAGATTGGTCGACTCCAACCATAGATGTCATTAACATTTTT